CTTCACTTGTATTCATTGGAATGGCATTAAATTTTAATTCTGGTATACCTAAAATTGACTCTTTTTCAGTTAACTCACTAATATATCTTACCGGCTTACATTTTGCTATTAATTTATCTTGAAAATGTTCTACAGCAATATCAATTAATGAATTTGGCATATCAATTGGAGGTTGACCATGTTTAGCACATCCATCATATAAAGGACTACTACCTACTGGCAACCTAGAATCAAAAGGTGTTAAAGGTGAAGGTTCTGTTTGTACTTTAAAATATCCATGAATATCACTTTCAATAATCTTACTTTTACCACTTTCATTATGAGCATAAGATGCTGCTACTTTACCTATTGGAAAAATAGAAGCTTCTATATTTTTATCTGTAAGCTCAATATCTATTAATTGTGGAAGTGTAATTTCTCTAATTGGAATATCTACAAAACTTTCTTGAAAAATAGGACAACTAAAACCTTTACTAGAATTACCTGCCACATGTACTCCACAAATCTTACCTGTATCTACATTAACTAAAATACTACCACAATTACCCGCACCTCTAAAATCTGCATAATTATAACTATCTTCAAGACGCTGAGCTAAATTAATTTCATCACCTTGAATCTCTACTGGACTAGAACTAATTCTATATTGTACCATCTGTATATCCATTTCTGCATCTCCACTACTACTTAAATTCATTCTAACCATTCCTCCTGCACTACTTAATCGTTGTGCAAGATTTTCAGTTTGAATATGTTTGATTAGGGATCGAGCTTGTGGTATACAATCTGGAAACGTCATAACACTAAGTGATTGTGCTGCACTAGTTCTGAGATGTTTAACTTGATTAACAAAAGCTTGTGTAAAATCAGGACCACATGCAATACGTCTAGCACTTTTACCATAACCACACTTAAGATATATATTAAATTGTTCTTTAGATGTCCAATAAACTATTTCATGAATAAAATGTGATACAATTAAAAATTCTCTGTCTCCTAAAGATAGTACTCTATAACTACGCATATGTTCTATACCATCAACTACTTTACTAATTTCTATAAAATATGTATTACTTTTGATTAAAGTTTTAACTACATCAAATTGGTTAGAATTACCTTCATGATTAGCCGATGTTTGCACCGATGAGTCTTTCATTTGTGGTTGTTTAGCAAATAATTTTACTGCTTTCATTTGTTGTCTATTTTTAGTAGCAATTTTAAGTTTATCATATAAATTTGACTCATTACCAGCTTTATGATTTCTAGTCATATAATAAGTTAGAAAACCTGTACAAATCGTAACCGCAGCGGCAATATACTTCCAATAATCAAAGAAAAATGTTTTAAAATGGCCTAAAATACCACTCATACCATCTATAATTGTATTAATAAAACTATTAACTTCTTCAATTTTAGGAGGATAAATAATTTTACGAGCCCAAATACTTGGTAAATCTATATTATTAATATTATCTTCCAATTCTGATTGAATAACACTCAAAAATGGAGAATACAAAGCACATAAATGTTGACAAGGTTTAATAAACATGCACTCAAAATCAGTACTATCAAAAGTTTCATCATCTTGATTATAATAATAAGAATCATCCAGTGAATAGTGAGAACATGTAGGATCTATAATACCTGAAATATATTTTAATAAATACTGTTGATAATTTTTATAAATATTTTCATCATATTCTGTAAATTCTTCAAGACTTTCCCTACTAAACTGTTTCACATCCAAAATAATACTGTTAGGATCTCTCTTAATAATATCAAAAAATTTAAATTGGTTTTCCTTAATCCAGTCAATAATCTGCTTTTCAAATAATAAACACTTGTCTAAAGAGTCAGTCAATCTATCTGCATCACTACCCAATTGAACAATCGGATTATGTTGTGTTGAGGAGATTTGTTGTTGTGTACCAATTCCAAACATATATGGAAGTATATCATCTCCTTGATGTGTTGCTGAGAAATAGTTTAATGGCATTGTTTGATTAATACCAGTTAAAAACCCATATTGTAAAGAAGTTACGGATTTACCATAATAGTGTTTAAAAATATCATACATTCCTATAGTATGTGTTTTAACTAATTCATATTTACTAACTAATGTTTTCCTAAATTCTGAAATTACATCAGGAACTTCTTGATGAGAATAAACTTTATCATCAATATTTTTCATTAAGTGCTCAACTATACTCTGGAAATCACCTACTTCAACATCTGGAACATTAAAAGAATGCTCCAGATCAATCAAATGACTACTAAAATCTTTATTAGCACTACGATAATATTGATTTAATCTATGTCTATAACTTTTAAGTGCCTTAATATTAAATTCTCTAAATCTTAACTTTAGTTGTTCAATAAATTCCTTAAATTTAAGTTTAGGACCATAACCAGCTAATCTACTTCTTACGTTATTTGCAAAGCTAAATGTTAAGTGATTATAATCCACCAACCATGCTTTATCAAAATTAGCATCATCAACACCTTTTATATGTTGACCAACCACTTCTTGATCTAACTCTACATTAATCAATGCATGTCGTCGTCTCCACAAAGCTTCCTGCTTAGGAATTCCAGGTGTTTCTGGATAATCAAAATTACTATTTATCACACAAATTCTTGGGCTATATAACTTTTTCTTATCCGCAATATCTGCCATTGTTGGGTTTAATGGAACTGGCGTAAATACATTAAATAAAATACTAAGTTGATTATCCAATGCAGTAGCTGTTGTTACTGCCATAAAATCATCAATTAACAGAACAGGCTGTTTATCACACCGATCCCAATATTTAGAAGTAGGGTTTAAAACTAAAGTCTTATCACTACCAAATTTAATACTAGCATCCAATAATAACTCTGTTGTTATCTCTTCTGTTGTATAGGATTTTCCTACACCAGCATCGCCATAAATCCACAAACAAAATGTTTCATACCGAATACTTGAATGTTTACCCATGCTAACACAATAATTATGTAATTTACCAATTCTGTGTATATAATCCATTAATACTCCATGATTTACTCTAGAATTTTTAACTTTATCAATAATATTTGATGTTATTAATTGACCAATTAAATATGCACAATACACACGATCCATTAAATCTGGTGTAACCAAAATTGAAGTGTCCTGCCCGGGAGCTGTTAATATGTTAACTTCTTTACACCATTTAGTAATAAATTCACTATTATACACTTCCAAACATTTAGTATTACCTTTTTGAAAAGCTTTCCAAAAACAGCAGTGTTGTATAATTTCCTTAATATTTACCAATTGTTCATTAAAAAATCTAGTTAAACTATTAGAGGTATGAGCAAAATCACTAAAACCTCTCATGAAATTTTTTTGAATAAATTTAGCATCCAATGTTGGTGCCATAACTAATTGAAATGTCTGTAAAAGACCTGTTATAATTAATGCAAAGAATGAACCACCATGATCTTCTCCCTCATGTTCAGCGGTTTCACCCTCAATATTCTGTTCTTGTTTAGGGAATAAAAAGGGGAGAGCCGCTTGAGCCATCTTGGAAAATAATCGTACTGCTTCTGAAATCATATTAAAACTAACTATACCTAGCTTTGCCAAAAATGAAATGGTGGCCCATGCAAAAGTCTTAAGATTAGGATTAATAAGACAGTGTCCTAACTGACTTAAAAAGTCAGTTATGACAATGTTCTTACTAAAATCCAAAACATTCATAGAGGCATCCTTTACTTGAGAAACAAGTAAATTAATAGTAGTCTTAATAGTTTCCATTACACCAGTAATCTCATCTTGAATATCATTCTTAATAGGATTTATAATTTTCGATTTTACAAATCCTTCAAGAGGTCCTTCATGATTAGCTTGTATAGCAGGAACATCGTTTAATTCTAATAAAAAGTTCATACCAGTAAAACCCTGAAAAACATAAGGTGAAAAATCATCTGCCACTTTCTGAAATATATTAACTACATAAGTACCAGGAACTGCATTTGTTGCATTCGTTGAAAATCCAACTCGAATTGTACCCATATCTGCACCAATCTTCTGATCATCATCCAATGCTGTATAATTAACCTCTTGTAACAAATTTAACTCATTTGGCTGATACCAAGGAATTTCAATTTGAAGAATTTGATTAACATTAAGTGATAATACATCTATTGGATTAGAATGTTGTAATATAGGAGTAGGATTTGCACCATTTGGAAACTGTATAAAATCAACTGGAATTTTATTGGAGGCATCATATTGCACCCAAATATGGGCGCCCGGAATAGCTGGTGCTATTATTCGGTATCTCATACCACCTCTGTAATATCTAAAACCACTTAATATTATTTTTGAGTGGTCATTTCTATTATATATATCAAAAGTATCTGTTAAATTTAAACTAGAAGTTGTTGGTTTTACTTTATATTCAAAACAAGCCCGTGGAAAAGCCACACTGCCTGTATCTTGATAAACAGCATCTTCTAATCTTACATATCTACGTAATAAATCTTTAATATCTGAAAAATCCTCACCAAAACAAGTATTTCCCCATTGTGAAGTAGGAAAACCTTGTACACTAGTAACAGGATTTACTGTATTATTACGTTCTGATTCATGGTTGGCAATTTCACCTTGTATAGCAAGGGTATCACCATCTACACCATCTGATTGTCTCCATGTAATCGTAAAAACTGGTACTGGATATAAAAATGGTCCTTCACCAGCACCAACTGGATAAATAAATGGTTCAAATGAATCTCGTGCAGCATCACTATCAACATAAGCTAAAGCAGCTCTCTGAACTTCTTGTTCATGTATTATGTTATAAGGAACTAAAATAAAATTACCTGAAGAAACATGTAAAGCAACAAAATCTGATACCAACAGTAATGGATCTGCACTAATTTGTATTGGTCTATTAGACTGAACTAAAAAGGCTGTGCCACCAACACTAGTACTATATGTACTATATTCAGCAAACAATACTCCCCATCGAGCTAATAAAAATCCACCACCAAAAAATTCTAGTGCTGTACCAAAATACAGTGTGTTAGAATTCTCTACTGGGGTTAAAATGTTAGCTGAATTAGGAACTAATGTAGCTTCATATGGCAAAACTAAGCCTGGTTGTGTTAAATTAGCACATTCAAAACCATCACCACCACAAACATATAAATTAATAGTAATCTGAGATGAAACATTTTCTGGTTTCTGTAATCGTTGTAAAACGTTAATATAAAATAAACCAGGAGCTCTATTATAACTATTTGATAATGGTTTCTTTAGTGGACTAGTATACCATTCCGCTAAATTAATATAAGGAGTTTCATACGTAACATTAAGATTATCATGATCTAAAGAATAAGTTGTAAATGCACTATTTCTAGCTATATTGTTAGTAACTATTTGACTAGGATGAACTCCGGGAATATATCCCATAATTAATCCACCTGTATAAAATTTATTAGCAACTATTTGTAACTTAAACTTAAGAGGCCCTCGATATAAATTATACATACTGGCTACTACGCCCACTGGAGGAACTGCATAACCAACTACACTATTTACAACAATAGGATCGTAATACTCTTGAGGTAAAATTGCTCCACAAGGTATTTTAAATAATGTTGTACCTGGTCCTTGAGAATCACTCCAGGTAAATTGTTTAATTAAACCATAAGTTTGTGCTATATGACTCATATGTGTATATTCATCACCACCACCCATATAATGGTTGGTTTGTCCTAATGGATCCAATCTCAATGTTCGAATTGGTTCTGGAATATTTGTACCATTACTCCATGTTTGTGAAGCATATGGAACGAGCATATTACTTGGTCTAACATCCGGGGGATTATCACGATTCCTATCTGCATTCTTTTGGTTTAACATTTTTGTTATATATGATAAAGCCATACCAGATCCAATTTCTAATAGACCAGATTCGTGTTGAACACGATCACCTGTACTATTAACTGTTGGTGCCGGAAAAGTTCCAATAGAACCATCACGTTTACCATGAAATTTAGCATTTAAAAATCTAACAAATATAGCTACACTTACTGAACTAGATCCTGTACCTACTTGTAAAGGATTCAAAATATTAACAATTACATTACACATATTTAAAACTGAATCTAAATTAATAACTCTACCGTCAATTTTCGTTTGTAAAAATTGTTGTCTATTAATGTAAGGTATCCTAAGAATAGCTTCATTACTTCCACCTGCATTAACAACT